CACCGTAGTCACCTGTGGCAGAGGATGCACCTTTGTAACCTGTGGCAGAGGATGCACCGCAGTTACCTGTGGCAGAGGATGCACCGCAGTTACCTGTGGCAGAGGATGCACCGTAGTCTTCATCACTTTCAGCTTCTTTTTTAACTCTACTCATAGTAAAATCAATGGCCGCCTTTACCAGTCCAGAAATATCCAATCTCGCACCAATCTTTATTTTTGTGGATGCAACCTTGGAATCATCTTCACCTCTGTCAAATTCACCGTTCTGCTCCACTTCATGGTAAACAGATTCGTTCGGAGAATAATAACCAAGGCAATCCAGAGGATATTCACAAGCATGGAATCCGCTGTGGCAGGCATCTGCTGTCTCCTCTTCGTACTCCTTGCCTTCTTCGTACTGAAATCCACGGCAAGTCATGTCCTTGTTGAACCCTTTGTAACTCTTAATTACTTTTTCCATTTTTCACTTCCTCCACTTTCAAAACCGCATCATCACTTCTTCGGAACATAATCAACTGACTGTCAACATCAGGAATCTTCCAAGGGTCAAGGCTCTCGGTATCATCAACCATGATAGGCAATTCCACACCGCACCGCTTCTGAAACGCATTGCAAATGTCAATCTCCGTCAGAATCCTTGCTCCGTGGTTCATGTTCCGGCTGTAAGGCTCTCCACGGTATGTAAAGTCACAACATTCTTCCGTGTCACCATTCACAAGAGGTCTGAACATACGAACTGTGCAGAAAGAAAGATACTTGTTCACATCATCTTCCAACAGTTCGTTCTTCTTCCGGCTGAATTTCTTTAACAGGTCAAGCTGTGACTGCACATCCGTAATCTTCTGTGCAATGTTCTTTCGCTCCTGTTCCAGTTCTACAATACGCTTATCCACACTCTCGTTAATGCTTACGCTTGCCAAAGACTTATCAACCGCAGAAATATCATTTCGAATCTGCTCTTCATCACCTTTTAACTGGATTCTGAGAAGATTCATGGCAGTGAATTTGTTCATGGCAGCTTCTTTCTCTGCAATCTGTGACTGGATAGCTTTGTATTCTTCTGTGTTGGAAATATCCACGCTTGCCGGAATGGAATTTAAGGCATTATCAGCAATGGCAATCTCTTTCTCCAACCGCTCCAATTCATCCTCTGTCTTTTTCAGTTCCTCACGCTTATGTTCCAGTTCTGCCTGATCTGCTTTGATATGGTCAGCACAGGAAGAACCCTCTTTGGTAATCAGTTCCAATTCATGTGCCTTATGCGTATCAAACTCCGTTCTTAACTGCTCTTTCTTCTCTTCCGGATATTCCTGTCCACAGTAGGGGCAAATCAAAGAGTTTTCATCAAATTTAAGGCTTTTATTCAAATCCCAACTCTTCTTCAATTCCTGTCTCTTCTGCTCATACTGTGCAATGCGCTTTTCGAGTGCAGTGATCTCTTCACGAATGGTATCTGCCTTAAGCAACTCTTTCTGATGCTCATTCTGAATCTGATTCAGTGTTGTGCGCTTCTCTCTTCTGTCCGCATCCAGTTTTTCATTTGCTTTCTGCTGCAATGCGCTCAACTGACCTTTTAACTCAATGATTCCATCAGACAGCTTATCGTAGGAAATCATGCTGTTCTGCGTATCTGTCTGCTGCTTAATGTTCTCTGACAGCTTATCCATTAAAGCTTTCTTTTTCAGTTCCAGATCCGCAAGGTCAATATCTACTCTCTGACGGCTCACCTCGTCAATACGGCTAGGAATTTCATCTAACAGATCCTGCAATCCCTTGGTTCCATTTCTTCCCCTTGTGCCGTACAACTGCGTATTGCAACGCTTTTTCAGTTCATCAACCGTTCCATCCTGCAGAACAGTCCTTAATGCTTCAAACTCCGGAAACTGATTGCAAATGTCATCATTACTGTGCTGACCAAACATATCAGCAAGAATGGCTCTCTGATCCGTGCCACCTTTCAGCAGAAGTGTCATGGCATTGATACAAAGTGAAAACTTATCTTTTCCGCATACACTCTCTTCCAAAAATGCTTCAAAATCTGCTGCCTTTTTTGGAATATCATTCACATAGTAATCCGTGACATTTCCGGTAAACTCGCCTTTCTTATTGAAGTTCTGACGGCATACTTTTTTCAGAACCTTGTCTGTACCGTCAATCTCCACGGTAACTTCTGCGGTAATATCTCCGTCGATGTCATTGCCGTCCTTATCGTGCGGTCTGATTCCGGTGATCTCTCTGCCGTTCTCGTCACGGCATCCAAAAATATACTGAATTGCTCTTTTGATCGTGGACTTACCTGTTTCATTTACACCGGAAACCTCTGTCCGGTCGTATAAATCAGTGTCCACTACGTTAGAACCATAGAATTTGCAGAAATTCTGCAAAAAGGTGTGTTTAATCCTCATTTTTCCTATCCTCCCAAAGATATAAATACAGTGAATTAACAAACATATAGATTGAGACCGGCTTGTCTGTCTCATTGATCTCCTTGTATAGCTCTGTGCTTGGGTTCATCTTATCAACAACCCACTTGATCGCCCGGTACACGCTTTCCTTGGTTGTGCTGTGTTCCTCTCCGATAATCCGGTAGATTTCAGAAAGTCTTCTGTTCCGGTTCTCAAACATCAGCGTTTCAACCTCGATGATGTACTGGAATCCCGGCAAGTACTGTTTCAGCCCCAGTTCTACCAAGATTTTTCTTATCTTCCTTTCCATTTCCTCACTCCTCCGGCTTTCAGTCTTCTGTTACGTGGATCATGTTGTCCTCTTCGCTGATATACAAGATTCCTGCATCTAACAGTCTTGCAATCAGAATCTCATTCGCACGGACGATGGGGATAATCTGTCGCTTCTGCATAAAAATACTCCTTTCTTAACCATTTTTTCTTCCCGGTATTGCGGTTTACAATTCTGTAATAGAATGCTGTTTCACGGTCAACTTCCCATTCTTTCGGACTGTAAAATATCTTTCCGATGCACCCTTTGACGGTAAACCGCTTTTTGGCACTCATACGGTGTCCTCCGCAAGTTTTCCTTGATTCCACCATGAGAAATCACAAACGCTGTCCCTTGAAAAAGAAGTAGCACCATTAGTCCATGTAAATATTTCCCCACCTTCAAATTTTGCAAAATATCTAGGTTTCCAAGGGTCACTATCGGAATCTCTTACGTACACTTTCGTGTCCACAGGCACTTTCGACCAGTCAACAGGTGGTTCAACATATTCCTGCTCTGCCCATTCTTTGAACCTTTCCCTGCATCTGCTTTTATCACTCCATGCGCAATCGGAACAAAGTATTACATTGCAATCACATAACTTTCCTTCTTTGTCCACAGCTATCTCTATACTATCAAGTGCCATGTCAATAATCTGTTCCGCATACTTCTCTCTGTTCGTCATTTTCCATTCATCCTTTCCAGTTCTGCGCTCCTGGTTAATATCCAGTCTGCGTAATCACTTAATTCTGTCTTTGTAGCTGCGTTATTCTCTCCGTGGTAAACCATGAGGACAATTCCTACATCACAGTACTTTTCAAACAATTCCGACAAGTAGTCGGCTCCCACATGGATATTGCCGTCCACGGAGTAGATGTCCGTCACTCCCAAACGCTCCATGCGGTCTTTATGCCATCTGTCTGAAATCTGCATCAGACCTTTGCAACCGCCACTTTCCACATCTGGTCTGCCGGAAGATTCTTTCTCGATCATTGCCATGAGCAGTTCCGGGCAGATGCCGTATTCCTCACCGTACTTTATACACGATTCCTGTGCTTCCTCGGAGATAAAACTGCCGGATGGCTGTGCCGTGGATGTAAATGTGATGGAGAGTGCTATTATAATAGGAAGAAACAGCTTCAATGTTGTTCTCATATCACTACTTACCTTTCTGTTAAAATTCTTCCATCTTGGAAGACATACAGACTTTTTACTTTGAAAAATTCTGATTCTTCTAATTCCAAATCATTACAGTATAAATAGTGTGCTCCGGTTTTTTCATCGTTTTCTCCAAAAACATCATCTGTATAATACAAAACCATTGAAGAAAATTCTTTTATGTCATTTTCCGTAACAGGTCTGAGAAGAAGCTTTGATTCTTCCTCTTCATTTGCATGGTCAATGATTGCAATGTGTTGTCCATCTAAACAATCATCCCTTAAGTAAACAGCAACATTTCGTTCATTGCTTTCAAACCATACAACGACTTCTGCATCATCAGCGTTGGAATTTACATCCGAAACAGTAAGCCCTACCAAATCCCTTAAATCACTACCATGAAGTACTTTGTTGCCATATTTAAGTCCTCTATCATAATTTGCTTTTCTTACATTTTTACAGATTCCGCTATTCACTGAAATATCTCCTTTCATTTAAGCACTTCGCTTTGCTTCTATTTTTCTTCTGATTGCATCAACACCTTTTTGATAAACAAGTGTTTTTATAGATATATGCTCCTCTCCATTCTTGGTGTATTTCTGCTCTATTACACGAAACCATCCGCAATCAATGTATTTCTGATATGGCACATTCCATCTATCCAGGATTGCATTATCACGAAGAAATTCAAATAGGTTGTTACGTCCGAGCCCTTTGATTCCCAATACCTTTGAAACCTCATTCATGGAAATTGCAGTCTTGCTGTCTGCAACTGCATCAAAGAAATCTGCTTTCGGTCGCATTTCTTCGATTTGCTTATCTTTCTGCGAAATAATGTTCTGTGCTACGATAAGTGCATTCGCTACAATCTGCTCTGGGGTCATATTCTCTTGGTTTGCTATGTACCCACCATTCTTTCTGATGGACGGGATCACTTCATCCACAACCCACGATTCAAATTTCTCCGCTGATGGCAACTTCGATCTCATAATAAGGCGGTAAACGTCACCCTCATTTATGTATGACAACTCTTGTTTACCACCAGATGTAGGGGTGTCACGTTTCGTTACTCCCTTACAGTGGTCTATGACTGCCTTTCTGGGGTTTGCATATCCAAGTGCTGTTGCAACATCAGAAGCCACAAAGTAAGGCTTACCGTTGATTTCTGCTGTTCTGATTGTTCCAAATTCTTCATTATTAAAAATTTGTAATTCGTTCATTGTTCTCCTTCCCTAAATTCATTTTCGCCAGTCATACATAGTATCTCTGAAATACGGAAAATAGTTGTTTCCTCTTTGTGCATGCATAACTGCATTGCAGATTGTTAAGTGGTTCTTTTCATCATCATTCATGGACTTCTCAATTCTTTTCAGAGTACCGTCAATGCTCTTTAAGGTTTTGAGAAGTTCTCTCTCAAATTGGTTTTGCATTTTCTTCCTCCTGTTTCTTAACAGATTCCTCTGCCATCTTCTCTGTCTTTCCGAGAATATATCCCTTGTCGAAATCGGACATATTCGGAATGGCTCTCTTTAACTTCTCAACAATTTTTTTCTCTTTTTCACTCATTCAATTCACTTCCTTTTTGTGATATACTCTCCTTATCTTTTTAATAAGGAGGTGAAATAATTTGGATTATAAAGAATACGCATCCGCTTACGCTATTGCTAAAATCTGTGGATATACCGGAAGTTTTGATGATTTTAAGAACCTGTACGACCAATACTATTCCGAAATCGTCAATTCTTTGCCGGAAGAAAAACCACAATTAGCAAAAGACGAAGCAATTAGCAATCCTTTCCAAATCTAGAGCCGTTCCTAAAAGGCGAAATGGCGTTAAGTACTTTGATAGACAAATCAATATTTGTTTCTTCGATTTTCTTATCGCCATCTATAATGCTTTTGTAATCTTCGATAATGTCAAACGCAATGTGCTGTGCCATCTCGTCAATTCCAACAAAACGTGAATCAGCTTTCTGAACTATATTTGCTTTACCGTTTTTGTCTAAAACCACATATCTCTGTTTTTCCATGTTTTTACCTCCCTATTCCAGTAACTCGTCTACTTTTACTCCAAGGACTTTTGCAACAGCCTTTAAATTGTCAACTTGCGGAGCAGATTCATTCCACTTTCGGATAATTCCATTGCTCAATCCGGCTTTCTGCTCCACTTGATAAATATTTGTTCCTTTCTTATCACAAATTTCCTTGATTCTGTCGTAACAATTCAATCTATCACTCCCTTTCTCTTGATTTAGGAATTTAGAGAAAAACTTGACAAAATTTAGAGAATGTTCTAATATAGTAACTGCCAAGAAACCACAGAGAACATTTTTAAATTTAGGCTTTCCTCTAAATCCTAAATTTATTATATAGAGTGTTCTCTATTTTGTCAAGCATATTTTTAGAGTATCATCTAAATTTTAGGAGGACACTATGACTACGGTAGAAAGAGTAAAATCTATATGTAAAGAAAGGAAAATAGCTATTTCTAAATTAGAGACTTCTTGCGGATTTAGTAATGGATATATAAGAAGTTTAAAAAAGGGAGTTATCCCGGATGACCGTATAGAAGTAATTGCGAATTTTTTAGGAGTTTCTATTGAATTTTTGTTGACCGGCAAAGAAGATGGAGAAAAATATTCAGCAAAATATGCTAGATTAGTTTCTTTTTTAAGAAACGATCCCAATATGGAAGATTTATTGATTAAGTACTACAATCTTTCGGAGCAAAAAAGAAGTACTGCATTTTCCGCATTTAAAATGATAATCGGAGGTGCGGAATGAAGAGAAAAATAAAAGATTCTAATGATTTTTTTGGCTATTTAATATCAATAAAAAATAAAGACAACAATGTTGTATTAGGTAGGATTTCAAAAGATTATGGTGATTCTTCCATAGATGATTTTATTGATTACATAAATGAACTAGAAGAAATGAAATATATAAAAATAAATTCATTAGAAGACATACATATAGTAAAAAGTAAAGAGCATAATTACATAAGTCCTTTTAAAAAAATTATTGATTATATAGGTCCAAAACTTGTTTACGTTTTAGTGTACTTTATGGGATTATGCTCTCCAATATTTACAGAATATTTAAAGAAAATATTAGGTCTATCTTAAGAAATAATTTGTTAATAATCCTAAAAAGTAAATCAAAATTATTAACGCCCAATTTATTTTTTTTCGATTTTTCATTTTTCCCCCTCTATATCGGAGACAATGACATACACATATTTCAATATGTCATTGTCTTCTATTCCAGATAGTATCCTTGCAATTTCCTCTCTGTAAAATTCATTGCTTTCGTTCATCGTAACCACTCCCCTCTCTCTTTAATTCTCCACACAATCTAAAGTAGCGAACAAGCACATTATAGAACATATGTTCTTAACAATCAATATATTTGACGCACGTTTTTTATTGTTGTAAAATATCAACAAAAGAGGAC